AAATACTATTTCGCTGTCTGATAATTTCATTAAACAATTCCTATGTTTGAATATTGTATCTTATTGGATGTCCATGATTCATTCTTCATGTTCTCAATAGATGTGCATAAATACCTAAAGGCATCAGCTCCATGAGAATACTCGTCATGTAGTGGTGCGCCAGGCTCATTGGTTGCAGAGTTTATAGCTCTACGATAATTCTTTAAACATTCCACTAAACGAGATGATGACTTATCAAAGTATATTCTGTGGAAGTTCATGCGAGATAACTTAATACCTGACTCTATATCATTCTTTGGCACTATGTTTACATCCCATCCACGTTTACGCATGATGTCTTCTGCTGATATACCATGCTTAAAGTCTTTAGACTGTCCGTCATGTGGTAGAAACATTGTTCCCCAATTATAAGATAAGTCTTTTAACTGTGCTGAATAACTATCTAGTGTCCGGTGATCGTCTTCTATGTAACCTATAATTCTTATATCTGATACACCACGTTGGCATAGGATAACTGACATACTGTCGTTCCATCCCAAGTCCATGACGATATGAACCTTTAACATAGGGTCATAAGGAACTGCTGTAACACGACCAGCTTCTTGTGCTTCTCTTATCTCATTAGCATAGATAGCACCATCAACTGCTGCCTTACAATCACCTTCCCAGATGTTTTCATAGTCAGGGTTAGTCTTCTCACTATGCTTACGTTCTATTTCCAAGACTTCAGGAAACCATGGGTTATCATGGTAATTAACTTTAACGACTTTAGCGTTATCTGGTGGACTGATAACAAACCTTTGGTATGTATCGTCTGTATCTATATTAGGGTTAAATGATACCCATATTTCAGAGTCAGGCTTTCTTATAGTGGGTATAAGAATATCCCATGACTTCTTACTAACTGTTTGTGATTCCTCTACCCATACTATATCGCAGCCTTCAAAAGACTTAATAGACTCGACAGTATTTGTAGCAAGACCAGTAAAGCTAAAACTTGAACCATTAAGACCACGAATTTCTGCTTCCAAGACCTCGTAGAATGCACCAAGCCCAAGTGTTTGTATTTGGTCGTTAAGTAATGTATGAACAGACTGTTTGATAGACTTTTGAACTTCTCTAGCACAAAGTATCCTTAATGGCTTATTGCTTGCCTGTAATAGTAATGCTCTTGCCATACCCCAAGACTTTCCACTACCACGACCACCATAAGCTACCTTGTATCTATGTGGTTGGAATAGGAAGTCTAGCTTATCAGGAAACTGGGCTATCGTCTTTTGGTTTAACAAAGTCTAATCCAATGCTGATAGGTAAGTCTTTACCATCTACGCCTGATAGTTCTGTAGTAGCTATAGCTTTGCCATCTATTCTATCGCCTATTTCCTTGATAGCACCTAGATCACCTTCTTGTGCTTTCTCATATAGCTTCTCTGCAATAGCGTGTATTCTTTTGTAGTCTTCTTGGACTGCTAACTTCCTAATTGTATTTGCCCATATTCTATTGTTTTTATTAGAATTAGTATTGCCTACCGGTGCGCCTACTTTAGGTTCTTTATCTTCATTGTTATCCATTGTATTGCAACTCCGTTAGGTTGGTTGCCCTCTATTGTTTATTTCGTGTATTTTAACCAGTCTTGCAATGTTCCTATTTGTTTACCTTGATAAGGTGCTTCAATTTTAGGTAATGCTAAATCTTCTACATAAAATGGTGCTTGTGGGTCTGCACCTTCATTAATTAACTTTTTAGCTAATATACCTAGTTGTTTAGATGAGTCTTTTTTATATGGGTCTAGTATTGCATTGCCTTTAACAGTAAATACATTTTCACCACCCATTCTTACAAAACTTAAAGCATTATCATCTAAATATTTATCTGGGTCTTTCATTAAATGAGAATGGTGATAGTCTGCTGCTTTTGCTGCTTCGTGATTAAACATTTCTGTAAAACCATCTTTTGTCATATACCCAATAAAAGGTTGTTTTAATTCAGGTGCTAATTTTGTAGATGATTGTAATAATCCTTTTGCATTATCTACAGGCACTATGTTTGTTCTTGGGTTCATTACATTAGAACCTAATAAGCCTGTTCCTGTTTCTACTTGTCTTGCTACTTCTTTACCTAATGTCTTTGCACCTACTTGACCTACCTTTGCTGCACCTGCACCTACAAATGGTAAGGTTGCAACGTCTAACATTCTTGTATCTGGTGTAAGTGTTCCAAGACCGCCTGTGGCTACATTACCACCTCTAAATGCTGGCATACCATAAGATATGTCTTCTAAATATTGTGGTGCTTGTCCTAATAGTAAACCACCTAAACCACCTAAATATGGCACATTAACTGTATTTAAAGCATTCTGACCTGAAGTAAGTGTATCAGCTAATAAGCCTAACGCTTTCTTTCTAGGTGGTGCTTGTAGATACTCCGCCATTATAATTCACTCTCTTTGTCTTGTCCTGTTAAGGGATATATCATTCTATGGTAAGTCTGCCACCACTCTTTTGCGTAATCAGTATTCTGATAATCCTTAAAGCAAGGTGTGCCGAGGGTGTGATGGACTAACTTAACATTTTTGTTATATTCTTGTTCTGTTTCTAACCAATTCCATTCTTTAGGGAGTTCGCCTACTTGGTCTTCATGTTTTAGCCAGGCAAACCTATGTAAGTACTTACCACTAGATGATGTAACGAATTCTGGTGTCAGTTGTTTATTTAACCAATGACCACAGTTCCATAACATGACGCTACTCCAATTCTTGCATGGGTAGTCTTCGTTCTTTGCACCTAAATATTTAATAGGATGCTTTGTCTTATAGTGGTGCTTAACTACTTTTACAGCTTCATTCAGGTTGTAGTCTTTTACTAACTCTGCTATATCTGATCTACATATCATATCGCCATCACAGAATAGGGCTAGACCTTTAAAGTCTGATAGATATGGCACTAGGAAGCGTGAGTAGATAAACGCATTACTTCCATCTGTGTGTGTTTCTTTGTATTCTGATAATGTATTTAATGCTAGTGGAGTAAAGCTCACCGGTATAGTTGCGTGTTCTATTACTGACTGACAGAAGACATGATATGCAACTGGTTCTACTTTACCATCAAAGCCTACAAATATTTTTAACATTATTTTTTATTGCGTGAACTGATATTCTTTGCCTTTGTCTTTGCATCTGCTTTAGATGAAGCACCCCAAGCCTTTAAGGATAGTAATAGTCTTGTAGGTTCACCATTAGGTTTACGTTCTGGTCCTGGCATATTACCCATACGAGCTAAAAATGATGCACGTCTAGGATTATCACCTGACTTTACTGGTGCTTTTAAATTGCCACCTGTTTCTTTATTGTATGATGCACGACCTTTGGCATTGAGTCCGCCTTTAGGGTTCTTGCCTGCTTTCTTTTGCCAAGCTGCACTCATTTTTTCTTAGGCTTTATATCTTTATAATGCACTAGCTTTTTAGATGATGGTGTATGTATTTTACCTGTAAATAAGCCACTAGCCATCTTATGAGTAGCACCTTTGAACTCTGTGCCATTAGGTAAGTAATGTTTAACGCCCTTCATTTCTTTGCCTTCTTAACTGGCTTTGCTGTCTTAGCTGCATCTCTAAAGTCTTTTGCTGAGGGGGCTGCCTTAGAACCAACTTTGTTCATCTTTTCGCCTGAACCTTGGGCAATACGTTTTTTCTTTGCGTTAATGTTGGCATATAATCCTGGTTTAGTAGCCACTTTTCATCCCCTTCTTTGCAGGTTTAGCAACTGCTTTTTTACCTGTTTTTTTAGCGTATGATTTAGCTTCTTTCTTACCCTTTTCGGTGTAAGCAAACTTCATTTTTCCGACCATTGGCATGATTATTTACCCTTCTTTTTGTTTGCCATTACAAGACCAATTGCAATTGCTTGTTTTGGGTTTGTTACTTTCTTAGATGACTTGCCCATGTTTAATTTACCAGCACTAAACTCTTTCATTACTTTCTTTACTTTCGCTGCTTTGCCCTTCATCATTGCTTTCATGTGGCTTCCTTAACTTAATAAATGTATCAAACTGACAATTTTGGCAAACAGGATAACCGGTTGAGTCGTATGCTTCACCGCATTGTTCACAAACATTGACCATAAAAAAAAGCCCTATTCAAGTAGGGCGAGTTGGAGATTACTAAATGAGTGGGCGTAATTATCCCATCACGAACGATTATACCATGAAAATGGGTTCTGTCAAACGCTTTAAGCATTGATACGACTTTCTGCTATTGCAAAATATTTACTATCTAGCTCTATGCCTATAAAGTTTCTGTTAAGGTTTTTACAGGCTATCCCTGTAGTTCCTGACCCCATAGTAAAGTCTAAAACTGTATCATTTTCTTGAGTATAAGTTTTAATAAGATATTCAATTAATGCTACTGGTTTTTGTGTTGGATGAACTTTGTTTTTGTCTCTATTAAATTTAATTATATTTCTAGGGTATCTTTCACCTGTATTTTCAGTTATATATCCACTCATGCTTTCTCGAGAACCTTGTCTTATTATTGCACTATCATTAGTTTGGTTTCCACTTTTGCAAGTATATGGTTTTCCAATTTCCATTTGTGGATTAAAACATTTTGTTTTTTTAGGTGTATATGTAATGGGGAAATTTCCAAATATTAATATATTTTCTACAACCCTAAATGGTTGATATTTTACTGATGCAAAATTTGTTCCATTGTCTTTTTCCCAAATCCATTCATATTTAAACATTTTAGGGTTAGACATAACTAAAGCTGAAGTAAATGGTTGGCTACTAAATAAAACAATAGCTTTATCTTGTTTAATAATTCTATTTAATTCTTTCCACATAGGTTCAAAAGGAATAATAGCATCCCATTTACAAGCTGTAGTTCCATAAGGTGGGTCTGTAATGATGGCATCTATACTAGCGTCAGGTATATCCTTCATTAACTCTAAACAATCACCATGCAATAATTTAAGCATTTATTCTTTTTGACGCTATCGTGAGCAGGTTATCCATTGCCATCTCTAATTTGTATTCATACGCTAGTGGCTTCCTAGCTTTTAAGTATCTACAGTAAAGTGCGTCTTGTTGTTCTTTAGGCAGACTGTGTATGATCGCATCTAGTGTTCTGACGTTAGTCATGTCTTGAGCTGAACACATATCTTCAAACGCATCTGTAGTAGACTCGCCACCTGATACCATGCCTAATGACTTGCTAGGATAAGATAGCTTATGGTTAGATGTGTGCATCCATAAAGACCAGTCATCTAGTATTGCAAGTAACCTATCTGTTGTTATCAACTAACATCCTTAACTTTACAATGCCATTTTTTCTTATCGTCTTGATGCCATCCATGCACATGAATAGTCCAACCTGCATCACGAACTGCACCTACGTTTTCGTGGTCTGCTATCTTCTTATC